CTCTGCAGCACACACCTTTAGTTGGCATCCCAGCCAACAAAACCGAAGGCGTTTAACTACCGCCTAGGGAGTTTCGCCCCGGCACGTCTTATCGCCGGGAAGGGGCAACCAGTTGCTAGTTGCCCCCCAGCCACCCTCACGGGTGACTCTTGTACGGACTGTGCGCCTGAGCGTAAACCACACCGGAAACCCGGGATGGCTCTTCTCTGAGCGTTCGTCCGATGCACTTCTGCCACTCGTGAGAGTGTGCACTCCGTACCACTTGACATAATCAGGTGGCTCCTTGAGACCATGATCCCCTGGGAAGAAATACGTGTCCTCGACCGAGGAACTCGTTAACTCAACCCAGGACCATCCATGCTCATTAGAAAAGCGAGCATGGGCGGACGTCATGAACTCATCAAGCTCCGTTTCGATCGCCGAATCAACCGGCCCTGGGAAGGGTCTGAAGAAGCGTAAATCTGACGGTAAAAGCCGCAGGACGAAATCCCTTGCAGGCTTAAAGAAAGGCTCCCAGTGGGGGCGCTGTCTAGTTTGATTTAGGAACTTGTACACGTCGGAAACTTTCTCAAACGTGTAATCAAGTACGAAGGGTCTGACCGAAGTGCCGCCAAACCAATCTTCCCCGCACGATTCTCTAAAGGGGCCTTGAATAAAGGTCTTGTCGAGATTAGTACGGAACCCCATGACTCGCAGAAGCTTGAGCAGAACCGGCACGCAATGTGTCGGAACCGCAATGTCGTCGCCGTAGACGGTGAAGTCCTTCCCAGGACAACCGGCCCCGGCGGCGCAACAAGCCGCAGTGAATATTAGGGTCTCAATGGGAAAAGTGGTACCGTTGCCCATAGAGCTGAACTTCGCGTAACGGCGCATTTCTTGGCCGTCTATCACGTAGTATTCGCTCCGGAGAGAGTTTAAAAGCTCAAACCAGGCACCAGGAAACAGCTTCTTGACCACGGCATATGCGACACTGTCGCTAGCCGAGGAAAGGTCAATTGTTGAGATCTGGCGGGTGGGATCTTCGAGCGAGCCCAGACGGGCGAACTCTTGATTCTTTGTCTGTGAAGACAAATCGATCCCGATGCGCTTGAGGCGTAAGGATATAAAATCTCCTGCACCCTTTTGCAACATCGAATTGCCCAACGGTTCGACCGCGATAGTTCGCAAAACCTTCGCAGTCTTTGGCACAAATGTTATTTTGTTGTACCTCACAAATTCGCATTCGGGCATAAGGGCTTTCACCCAATAGTCCGGCGTGCCGTCAGTATGGCCATCAGGATCCGTCGAGAATTTCCGACGGAGCCAAAGGTTGTGACTGATTGCACTAGCGAGGTGTGTAAAGGCGCGAGGTGTGACGGTTAAGCCGCGTTCGCACATGAGTTTCCTCATGGCGTTTGTAGCTGTCCCGCTAACCTTGAGCGATGCGCCCGGCCCAAAACCTACCATTGAATAGATCTTGTGCAGATCAGGTTCTTCGCCTAATAAATTGGCGATAAACCCTCTCATCTTCCGAAAGAGCTTGTTATAGCGCTGACGGGTGACGGAGGCTGTGAAGTCTCCTGCATAGTCGACATCGAAATCCCAAGCCTCGAACCTGGCATTAACGCGAGCCATTGCGGCCTCTGTTGCTAGGAACTTGGAAACGGCTCGCTCCTCCGGTTTAAACCCAGAGGGGAGTGTTTGCTTCTTGAGTAGGTAGGCAAACTGATTCATCACATAATGTTCATGTGCCGTCTGGTACTTCTGTGCAGACAGAAAATCAGCCAAGTTGAGCGCCCCATCGAAGTCCCGTTTACGAATTATTTCATCGAACGCGGGGATGGGAAACTCTTCCTTGTGAGCCTTGTACAGCTTTGCCAGTAGGGACCAGAACGTATCCTGGTGTGTTGACGCAAGTTCCTTAGACTTCTTTGCTTGCAGTCTTTGGAGTCGGGTGATCATTGATCCACCTTCCTTTCTTTGAACGATGGCGTGACTTACTTGCCGGAGTTAACCCCGGTGAATAGCCAAAGCGATAATGATCGCCAAGGCCAAGGCAAACGCAATAATGGCGTCTGGTGTCATTAATACGACACTTTCTGCGTTTTCACGTGAGTCTTGAAGTCCGCGCCTGAGAGCAGTGCCCCCATATCGTTCAAGAGTGCGTCAACATCCACGCTGGCGTAGCCTACGGGCACGTCGACCAAGATCCTAACCTTCGCCTCGCCGGTGCTCGTGAGAGCCCCGGTAAGGTTGAGGGTGCGGGTAAGCTTGGCTTCGGTCCGAGACAGGCCGCTAAACGTATTTGAAGCCTTCGGTGCGCTCCTCGACAGCAGCAAATCGTCCTTGGACGATGCCGTCTTGGAAGCACCGACGTAACCCACGCTATTCATAGCGTAGGAATCGGCTGAGTACGTCTTGGTGTTGAAGACGAGAGACATGGATAACCTCCATTAGTTCAACGCTTTGTGAAAGGAAAACCTAGCGAGAAAACGTGAAACATCACTAAGTCTTTGCCCGCAAAGGGCGGTTGCATCTACAATACGCTGATTATTCTTGGCAAGTTCCGGGTCAATTTTCGACCGGTTAAGCCTGACAAGAGTCGGCGCAAGTAGCCCAGGGACTCTGCCTTTCTCAATCACGGTACCAGATTTAGTAATGGTTGCCGTGCTCAGTACCTGTGCTGGCGAAACGGGCTGATATAGCCCGCTAGTCACCGTCAGGGAACGAGTTTGAGTGAGAACATAGCATGATCCGAGTTGTTTAACTCCCGGAGTGGGTACTAAAGCTCCGACGAAGTCGCCTACGTTGACAAACCAGTCAGCGACGAACGACAACGTTAAAAGCTCCCAAGGAAGTGTTGCAAAATCCTTGGCGCCCAGGCCATAATGGTCCAGGTAAGAGTATTTCCACTCGTCTAGACTCGTAGCGCGGACAACCACCTCATCAGTGATCAACTGATTAATTGCGAGGTAGAACTCCCCGTCCCACGAGTTTTGAACGCTTGTTGCCTCTGACCGTCCAGCCGTAGCAGTACCGCGGCTAGTACGTCTTTGGGCTTCATCAAGCTGGGATCCCAACTGCGTCTTTAAAGCCTGGATATCTTTGATCAACGGCAGTAAGCCGTATCTCGTGATTAACCAGGTCGATGCGGC